TCATTGACCATTCTCTCTGACTTGGTCCGAAGTCCCGAAGCTCCCGGCGATGTCCTTCGTCTGGAAGTAGTAGGTACCCTGTTGACGGGTTTTTTGAACGGAGTTGCAATTGTCTCAGTCACAGATTCAACCTACATTGCGGGCCAATGTTCTGTTGATATTTATGTTCCCAATGCTCTCACAGATGTTCAGATTTCTAGTTTCAGAGCGGGCAGCATTGTTAGCTACTCCATCTCAGGTAGTGTGGGCGCGGCGGGCGCAGGCGCAACCATTACTTTGAGCGGAACAGCAAGCGCCACCACAACGGCGGCTGGTGGAACAGGCAACTACTCTTTCACGGGACTGCTTCCTGGTACGTATTATGTCACACCCGGACTGACGGGGCACGCGTTCTCGCCGTCAGATACGACCGTCGTCATCACGACTGCGGATATCACAGGCATCAACTTCGTGCTCTTCACGCCATCACAGTCGGGCTCAAACAGCGCAAGCATTATGGCATCAGGGCCGCTTTTCGCGACACGGATTGTGTCGCCGCGAACGGAAATCATCGGCACAAATCTTGGCATTGAAATTCGGAAGTAACGCGGGAGCAGCCGTGTTTGATATTGACCCCATCATCTTTGAAAATTACCGCAAGTCCGTCGACTTGACAAACTTTCCGAAGGGGTTTGTGAAGGGGTTCACTCGTCTGTCCCCAGAAGAACAAACAGAGTGGTATGAAGGGCGTTTTCGCTGCTTGAAGTACCATCTCTACCTGTCGGGTTTCGCAGAAGCCGCGAAGCTGGGCGACCCCGATCTTCCGAAAGAGTACGTCCCGATTCTCGGGTTGGATTTCCAACCAGACCCGCACGCCCAGCTTTTCAAGTGCTGTCAAGACCCTCGCCCTGGCGAGGGTCTTGACCTGTTCGACTTAGACCAGCAAACAAAAAAGCGGATGATTCTGTGGCCGCGCGGTCATTTCAAAACATTCGCGGTTAGGGTTGATATCGTCCAGACAATTCTGAACTATCCAAACGTCCGTATATGTTTCTTGACAGGCAGCGATAAACTCGCCAAGTTTCAACTCGCCGCCATCAAGAAGTTTTTTGAGCGACCAACGCAACGGTTCAGGTGGCTTTTTCCTGAGTTCTGTATGAAGAGTGTGTGCAACAAAAAGATTCCAGAGTTTTTGAAAAACGGCGAGCCTAACCCCAGTTATGCTGACGCTTGGAAAGATGAACCATGCACACTAGGTAATGCGCATGAGTTTACGGTTCCGTGCCGCACTCATGATATTTTTGCTGAACCGACGTTCGCAATTTCGACGGTAAAGTCGACTAAGGCTGGGTCGCACTTTGACATCATTTTTATTGATGACCTTGTGAACGAAACAAACTATCGAAAACTGGATGCCCTCCAGAAGAGCTATGACAGCTATATCGACATCTGTCCCGTTTTAGAGCCTGGCGGGTTTATGTCAGTGACCGGAACGCGATACTCCTTTGGAGACGCATATGAACTGATTCAGGATGCCGCTAAAAAAGAAATGCAGGAGACCGGGAAAACTATCTGGAAGTTTTTCATTCGAGATTGCTGGAGCCACGGCTGCCAAAACTGCATTCACACCAGTGTGTATCATGACTACGATGTGAATATTCTCCAGCCGCCGTGCGTCGTACAAGGATGTAACTGCCCCGGATTCAAAGATCGCGGCAACAGGGATGTCTTGTTTCCGCAAACACGTACGCACGACGGGCGTTTAGTTGGTTTCACGCTGGCGATACTTGCAACGAAGCTGAGTGAATCGAGCCCTGAGTTTTTTGCGAACCAGTACGAGAACCAGCCCATCGCTACGGGCGCGCAGACCTTTGATGAGGGGCTGATCGGAAGACAGACGCTGCACCATATGAACCAAATCCCCGACTATGGCGTCTCGCTTACGTTTGCGGTGGGTGATCTTGCATATGTCGGACAAGACGGACGCGATAACTCAGTGATTTTCATCTGTCGACTGTTCCAAGGTCAGATTTTCATCTACGGTTGCGAATTTGGGACATGGGATTCGGGTCAGGTGGCGGAAAATATCGTCAACAACGTGCTGCTAGCGCATGATTATCGTCCCAGCGTGATTTATTTGGAGAAATTTAATGGCTGGGAAGCCTACAACAACGTCATTCTTGCGTATGCGCGCTCCAGAGGGCTCTTGAAGGTGCCGATTGAGTGGGTCAAAGGATCCCAAGCCCCGAACGCGAAGCTGATTCGCATCGGAACAGTCAAGGGTCCGCTCTCTGCCAAGCGTTTGTGGCTCTACGCAGGCATGAAGGGGTACGATCAGCTATGCCAACAGCTAATAAAGTGGCCGAAGTTGGGGCGGCATGATGACTTCGCTGATACGTGCGGAATGGTGGTTGCCGCTCCTACAAACTATCAACTCGACGCCCCGCCTACCGCTGTTTCAGTTAACAGTTGGTTACGCAAATTAAACGAAGTGAGACTCGAAGACGACACTTACGGGGACAATGGATGCGGGACAGGAATCGTGTGTTGACAAAGAGACATGACTCTGGTAAAATTGAAATATGTTGAGTATCCAGCAGCGAGCAAAAACTATTAGAAAAGCGACCCCTAACGGTCAAACTCTTGAAAATTTATTCGAGATGCAAAATCGCATCTGTGATTTGTGCGGACATCCAATTCAGGACTTGATTTGTGCGGCACTTGACCACTCGACGCCTATAATTTATTTTGCCCGCTTAAATGTGCCGATTGCAGAAGCCGCCGCGCAGGCGAATGACCTGAAGAATCTGCGTTGCGCTCATGCGAGTTGCAATCACGCGAAGTGGACCAGAACTAGAGAAGAGTGGTTTGCTCGCGGATTGAATGAGCGGGATAAGCCACAATTGATGACCGAGAGTGAGTTAATTACTTTTCGGCTGCGGTTAGGGGCGGGTGGGCGAAACGGTAAGAAAACGGATAGAGTAAAGCAGGGACGGCGACTACGAGATCAACGTGTTGGGTGGTTTAGTCGAACGCCAGAGCAACACTCAAGGGATTCCAAAAAAGGAGGACTGCGCGCGGCAGCATCGGCTAAAACTCGCGGTACGGGATTATTTAGCATGACGCGCGAACAGCATGTTCAAAACGGCCAAAAAGTCGGACGCCAAAATGTGAAACTACGACGAGGATTTTGGAAACTGACCAAAGCTGAGCGGCGCGACCTTGGGCAACGGGCGGTGGATAGCGGACTATTAGCCCGTAATCGCGCCCAGATGCATCCTTTATCTGGCACCCATGCGCGCTGGCACGTTCGCCGAGGCATCCCAAACCCAGATTGTGTCCTCTGTCGCCCCGCACCTGAAAACTAATTACAAATCCCCCCACTTTCAGACTAAATCGACCATATGTAGAGACCCTTATGCCTGAAGATACCACAGTAAAGATCACTGCGACCAGTCATTTCGCGGATCGCGGCCAAATCCGCCTCCTCGATTTGCCGGGCGCGGTCCCATATGGTGAGACGGCGCTTCCGATAGGGCCCACAGAGGTTGCCTTCGCTGACCAGTTGCGATCCAACTTGTCAATGTTGAAGGAGGCTAATCTTAATAGAGAGGAATCAGAAAGTTTCATCGCTACCCGAGGCTTAATTGGTCGCTGGAACATCGCGGAACAGATGTTGCGTGCATGGGTTGAGCCCGTCAAGTGGAAGGGAAGCGAACAATTCCGCTCGCACTTGGGTGTGCCTCTTGTTGCAGAACAATTTTATAGCATTCACAGCGTTGTCAATCAAACACTCTTTGGTGGCTATCAGGTTTTCAAAATCGATGCGACTTCCGGCACACCGCTGGAGTGCGCCGAAGCACAACAGGCAATTCTCAACGCACAATTGAAGACGTGCGGCTACAAAGGCGTATCCGCCAAGACTGAAATGCGGGAAATCACGTACGACGGGTTATTTTATGGTTTCGGCGTGGCGCATTACGGATGGCAAACTCTGAAACAAAACATCATCAAGAAGGTTCAGGGTACGCATCCGCAAACCGTAGTCGTAAACGGCATTGCTGTCACGATTCCCGTCGAAGACGAGGACAATGTCGTCGACAAAGTCATTGGAGTGCGTGAAGTCAACATGCCGAAGCTGGAACATGTGCCGATTCGGCGGTTTCGGTATGCTCCCGACCTGCGCCGAGGGGACCCGCGTGTGGCCGAATGGTGCGGGCGCATCATTTATGTGAACGGATATGATCTGGATGCCCTGCGAAACACAGAAGGCTGGACTATCCCGACCCGAGAGCAAATCGTGGCGCTTACGACTCCGCAAATGCAGAATCAATCGCCGACTAATCCGCTCGAAACGCTTGGATCGAATACGGGAAACCCTGTTTTTCAGCAAACCACAACGCCACAGAAGGCGTATCCCGAAAATTACACCGAACGGACTGCGCATGACCCGCTGATGCGAAAATTTGAGGCGTTTGACTACTGGACAGGCACGCGCCACGCAATTATTCTCGGCAGAGAGTACGTTTTGTTGAATGAAGAGCACCATTTTGGTCGTCCGCCGTTTCTGGGCTTCTGTTTCCGCAATGCGCCCGACTCCGCGCACGGCTACGGCATCGCATATTGGTTAACCGACTTCCAACGCGTCTGCCAAGGAGTCATCAACGCCTTTTTGGATGATTTGAACTTGAATTTGATGGGAACTTACACCGCACCCGCTGGCACAAACAATTCTGCGCAGGCGCAGTGGATTTTCCCTGGGAAAGTCTTCAAAACAGATGGCCCGAACAAAATTGAACCGTTGACACGAAACTCCATCAACGCGCAAGAGCCTTTGGCCGTCATCGCGCAGATGAAAGAGTGGGCGTCATCGATTTCTGGCGCGGGTCCAAGTACTTTGGGCGGAAGTCCAGGTTCTGCGGGCGCCATGCGCACCCCAGGCGGCGTTGCCGCAGTCACGGGTGGCGAATCCGTTAAGATGCAGGACCTGATTGATGTGATTTCGGAACAAATCTTCGTTCCGTTCCTCGAATTCTGCATCGAGCAAAATCAGAAGTTGAAGCCGTCACAGATTCGCATGTTATTGTCCGACGCGCTCGGAGATGCATTCAAAGCAACGCCGCTGAACATCATCAACGGCACCTACAAGGCGGAAATCTCCGCAGGCACTAAGTTAGCCGCGCGCGAAGCGCTGAACAAGTATATGTCCATCATCGAGACCTTCCTGCAGTCCCCTGGGACGGTCGAGAACTTGGCGACCCAAGCGATGAAGATTGACTTCAACGCGATGTTCTCGGCGATGTTCGACACGTACGGTGTACCGTACAAGGAACAGATCGTTGTGCCGATGAACGATGACGACAAGGCGAGGGTGGCGGCGAAAACACAGCAGGCCGCGATGCAAGGCAAACTGGGTATCGTCAAGGCGCAGGGCGAAGTCAAGAAGGATGTTGACAACAACGCCGCAGAAAATAGAATGTTGGTGGAAACAGGAAAACATACCCTGCGTCAGCAAGGAGAAGCTGCAGGACATCAGAATGACCTAGAGTTGCAAGAAAAGCAGTTTGCTCAAACTCCAGAGGCTCAAGGGTTAGATAGAGCGGCCAAAGGGGCTTTCGCTGCCGCCGACAAAAACGCGTTTTAGGTCTTGACCCAAACAAGAGTTTCTTGTATAATTAAAGTGTGAAATTCTACTCTTATCTTTGGCTCCGAGAAACAGTTGCAAAAATACGCAATACAATAAATTTACCAGAGATCAAAGCAAAAGCCTGCGCCGCTCAAAAAGCCCGCCGGCAAAAGAAAGAGAGCATATAAATGTCTTCCTCCGTCTTTTCTTCGACTCCGGCTATCGAGCGCGCTAATCGCCTTTTATCTCTTCGGTCAAATCCGGGATTCATTGATCTGCAGCGTATCGCCCAAGACCTCGTACAAAATGCTGCCGATCAATGTGCAGATTACGGCGGCTGGGATGATCGTCAAATAGTCGTTCTCAAAGTACGAATGCAGTGCGCAAAAGAATTCAAAGACCTGCTTTTCGCCAAAATCATTGAAGCCATCCGCGAAGGTGTCCAAGAACAAGCCGCCGCATCTAATCTGGCCGACAAGACCCCCGCTGAAATTCTAGACCAGGGGGACTACGTCCGTCAGCAAGTCCTGACCAAATTTGAAGAGTTTGACGCCGAAGGGCGTTTGCCGGGGACATACTGATACTCCTGAAAACTTATTACAGGTTTTAGACTTTCCGTTTCATATATAGATACTCTCAAATTTTTGAGACATAGGAGCACTCCAATGAGCATCGAACCAGTCGCAGTTAATGTCCTGCCCGAAGTTATGATGAACGACGAACTCTCCAAAGCCATCCGTGACGCCGTCAGTACGGCGGATGTGAAGGCCCTGTTGATTGCTGCAGCCGAACAACAGGCTGTGACCAGCGCTCAACTCGCGGCAGATCAAGCTGCGGCAGAGACGACTCGCTTGGCGGCAGAGACAGCGGCACAAGCAGCAGCGGCTGCGGCGTCTGTATCGTTTGCCCGCACTGAAACCATCGGCGGAAAAGAGTTTCATTTTGATGGTGAATCAGAAGCAGAAGTGGATCGCCTCGTTCTCAATGCTTACAAGGTCGCCTATGCGGTGCGCGAAGAGAAGCCCGCAGTGGCGGAAGCGATCCCTGATGCTGCGGCAATTGCTGCGGCTGCTGAGGCCGAGGTCGCAGCCAAAGCCGAACTTGAACGCAAGTTCCGGCTCGGAGAAGTTTCCGCTGCGGACTATATTCAGCAATCCGGCGCACTCACCCAGTTCCTCGAAAGCAACGGCATTTCCGTCGAGGCCCTAAAAGAAACAGTGAATGCGAACTTGGGCGCGAAGGTTGCACAGTCATGGGCTCAGGCTGGGGAAGCATTTCGCAATTCACCTACTGGTCAGGATTGGCCAGGCGGCGAGAGAAACCAAGAAATCATTGGACTGAAGCTGGTTGCGATGGGTCTTGAAGGCGCGGAGGATAAAGTTGCGGCGATTGCGCAAGCGTACGCCGAACTCAAAAAGTCCCGGGCATATTTTCCATACGGAGATTTCAATACAGAGGCAGAATGGAAAACCGCTAACGGGAAGACGGTTGCGGCTCCAGTGCTGGAATCTGAACAAGAAGCGGCGGCTGCAGCCCAGGCGTCCGCAGCGGCGGCTTCGAAGACTCGTTCTACATCATCTTCGATGTTCGGGCAAAGTTCCGGCACGAGCGGCGCTCCTGTGACGGCGCCTGCGGTTGTCGCAGCTAAGAAAGTTGTTCCCGAGAACGCAACGCCCGCCGAAATTTTGCAGGCGTGGAAAGAAGCACAAATCGCCGCTGGGATTGATCCCAATGCCGCATTCACGGACACATATAAAACAGGGCGCATCTAATTTCGCTTGACGACTGGCTGATAGCGGAGAGTATCATGAAATACAAAGCATGGCGGGCACTTGACCCAATCACAAACGCCAGTGAAATTATCGGTGTTATGTTTTGGTCAGATGAGTCGGGGAAACAACGAATCATATTGGCGGATGGACGTGCTGTCGATTTGGAACAGAATTTTGCAACACCTGAATTGGGCGGCTATTGGGCAACTTTCGAAAGCGGACTTGAGGTGTTCTACTCTAAGCAAAAATTCCACCAAATTTTTGTCTCAGTGAAAGACTCCGCATAGGCTATCAAACTCTCTGCTGCAATCATAACCACAAGAAGGAACTTTTGCGAGTCCGCCACAAGTTTTAGACTTATCTTTCCATAAGTAGAAGAGCACCCTTGAGCAAGATGCCTTCATAAACTCCCAACTGGGGAGTAAGAGGGTAACTATACGATTCTGCCGCCTGGGGTTCAATCAACGACATTAGCGGGTTTCCCGCAAATCGCGTACGACCGAACAGCCATCATGGAGTGGCAATTTAATACTCCTTTTCTCGAAGAACTGTGCGACTTCCGTCCTCTGCCCCGACGTTCAGGTCGGACGCTCCAGTTCTACGGACAAACTCCGTACGCTGCTGCGACCTATGACCTGTCCGAAGGAATTCCGGGTCCGTCGCTCCAACTGAACCAGGTGTTCAGCGATTCCTTCGCCGACGAATACGGCGATTGGATCGGCATCTCAAACGTCGCCCAGCAAATGTTCCTCGCGGACATCACGCTGGATGCTGCCCGCAACCTGTCTTATCGCGGCGCGCTGACCAGCAACCTGATCGCGATTAACGGCTTCGAAGCTGCCGCAACCGCGCAGGCTTCTGCCCGCATCGACCTGCTCGACAACGAGTACATGCTGTCCAACACCATCCGCAAGTCCGAGTCCCAGTTGATGGGCAACGCGGTCCCAGGACGTGACGGCGGAATGTACACGTCAGCCATGCACCCTTACGTTGTGTACGACTTCATGTCGGACAACTCCGCAGGGTCTGCAGTCGACACGCTGAAGCGTTCGGATTCCGGCGCCTCAGTTTTGAAGTCGGACATGACGCGCGGCTACTCCGTTCTCGAATGGAGCGGCGTCCGCATCATCCGCACCCAGACCGTTCCGACGTATTCCAACTATCCGTCGGTCGGCAAGACTGGCTACGCGACGTACGTCGTTGGCCGCGAAGCAATGATGGCTTCCGAGTTGCTAGGCAATCGCGCACCGCGCAACCCCAGCTTCAAGGTGAACGTCAAGACCTTCGGCGATAACGACATCGACCTCAGCAACCCCATGTTGCAGACACGAGCAATCGTGAGTTACGACTGGTTCCTTGGGGTCGTTGCGAGACCTAATACCAACAACACCGCAGGGTTTCGCAGGGTCAGGGGCGAGGTAAGCGCTGTATAATCAATAACTTACAGCGGGTGTTGTTTTTTACTTGACACCCGATGCAAGTTGTTGTAAAGTGGGTCTTGGAGGCAGTCATGCCATTCAAAGACCCGAACAGCGAAGCAGCCAAAGCCAGCAATAAGCGGCGGCAGGCGAAGTACAACGCAACAGAGAAATCGAAGGAACGCTCTAAACGGTATCACGACGCGCATCCAGACCTCGTTCGAGAGAATTGGTATAAAGGTCAGTATGGCGTCACACTGGAATCGTTCGAAGCGCAGATTGTCAAGCAAGGTGGTATGTGCCCCATAGGAAATCACCCCTTCGGGCCACGAGGCAAAGCGAGAAATTCTCCATGCCAAGACCACGACCATGAAAGCGGACAGAACAGATTGATTCTCTGCCGCAATCATAATGTCGCAATCGGGCTGTTCAACGATTCGATTGAAGACATGCAGAATGCAATTTTGTACTTGAAATCTTTTGAGAAGTAAACAGGAGAACTACCGTGTCTAACGCATCTACCATCCGTCGCCAGGTATCTGGCACCCAGCAATTGACTCTGGCCCCGCTGTCTGGGACCGTCATCACGACAACGGCTACTCCGTTCTCGCTGAACAACAACGGCTTGACATTAACGGGCGGCGGGATCATCCCGTTGGCCGCTGGCGTCACTGACCTGTACGCAGGAACTGGACAGGTCATCTGGATTCACGCCGCTGGCACCATTACAGGCGCGACGGCGGCATCTACAACCCTGCTTATCGGGCTGTATGAAGTTCCTGCTTCGTCTCTTCCGTTCGCTTCGACAGTGGTTACCACTGCCAACGTCGTCACCGCTGGCGGCGTCCTGATCGCAGCAACAACGGGCCTGACCGTCGACACAGCCTCCGACTCTTGGAGCCTGGACGCCTACGTGCAACTGAGTGCGTCGGGTACATTGGATGGTTGGTTCCAAGCACAGATTTCGAACGCAACCGCAGTGGCTCGTGCAGCGACCACGGTGGTCACGGGGTTGGTTGGCGAACAGGACCTGAACTTCCTGATTTCCGCGACTCTCGGTACCGCTGAAACTGGCGTCGTCCTGACACTGAACGAGTTCTCTTTGAACCTCGTGTAATCGCTCGGGAAATATTCGGGCGCAAGCCCACAGCACCCCTTGGGCTCAACCAGTCCAAGGGGTTTTTTATTTCAGGAGGCAACACCATGTCAGGATTACTATTCAACTACAAAGGCTTCCACGCCCAGGGGACCGAGATTAACGGTCACGGCGTCAGCGAAGAGCAGACCACGCTCGGGACTATTGTGACCGCCAACGGAACAAGCGCCAAGCCTGCGACTGTCGCGGCGTCAGCCGCCACCGCCGTGGCGGCGGGAAAGAACGCGCACGGTTTGTCGAAGTAAGATTTTTGCAATAATTGAGGAGGAACTATCATGGCCGACGCATCTATCATCACTCCGAACATCGGAGCAGGAACAGTATCGCTCGCATCTGCGCTCATCACTCCAGGCTGGCCGATGGCTTCTGTAGAGAAGTCCAATCCGCTGGCGGGGGTTCCGAATCCAACCGCTCAACTTCCTGCTGACCAATCTCTGCGGCGCGACGCGTCGTTGAAGCAGGCAGGCGAACTGGCTGAACGTGTAGTGTAACGATTTTGGGCGTGTAGCTCAGCGGGAGAGCATCGCATTTGCAATGCGAGGGTCGCGTGTTCAAATCACGCCATGTCCACCAAGATGCCTACGGGCAGAAGTGGAAACACCAGACTGGCGTGCGGCGGCATGAATAGTGATTAGATCACGGGCTGCCGCACAGTCCATCACTTTTTCTTCTTGACTGCGAGCAGGTCTGGGTGCTATCATGGATTCGATGTGCTGTCCGAGGTGCAAGGAACTGATTAACCGCGACCCGCAGAAACGAGCCGAAGGGTTCATCTGCAGGTGTGGGTGGAGACAGATTGCCCGATTCGTTCAGTGGTAGGACGGGGAGCTTGTACCTCTCAGACTGGCGTTCGATTCGTCGATTGGGCTCTCTTTTGCTTGACAGCGCGCTCGATGCGCGGTAAAATAGAAATATGAGTTTACACAAAGCCACGGCAGACCCAGAGCGCTGGGAAGCCCAACTTAAAAAATGGGCAACGAAAAATAGAAATTACCGCAAACAGCGGCGAAAAACATCGCCAGAATTTGTAAAACACACAGCGCAAGAGTGCACAAAATACACTCTTAAAAAACAAGAAAAGCTTGCGGGTCGACCAAAACCAAAGTATTGTGAAATCTGCGGTCATGATAGAAGAATATCTTGGGATCACGATCATGAAACGAAACTTTTTCGCGGGTGGATTTGTCAGAGATGTAACGCGGCGCTCGGTATGACGCGCGATAGCGTGGAAATCTTGAAAAAATTAATTGCATATTTGGAGCAAAGCCGCCATGTTTAATCTGGACCCAAGCAAAGAGCGCATCGCCTACATCGTCCGCCACGGCGAGCTTACAAAAATGTCGGTGTGGGACGGGTGGGGTGATTTGACTTTGAGTGAAGAGGGCATGCAGCAAGCGGAAGCCGCCGCACGATGGCTTTCCTTCGAGCGCATCGGTCGCGTGATTTCATCCGATCTTCCTCGCACAATTCAGACGGCGCAGTATTTGATGGACACAGGCGCAGTCTCGTGCCCATTCATGAGCACCGACCCCAATCTTCGTCCGTGGATGGTCGCGGGATTTACGGGCAAGGAAAAAACTCCTGAGCGTTTGGCTGCATTCCAAAAATATCTTGACGACCCGACGTTAGTCATCCCGGGCGGCGAGAGTCATGAACAACTGGAGCAGAGACTCCAAGTAATTTTTCAATACATCGCCACGCCGTACAATTGCCTGCCGACCGTTTTCTTCATGCACAACTCAGCCATCAAGGCTGTGATGGGGATTCCTGAGGTGAAGGAAAGCGTAAAACCTGGTGGAATTGTGGCTGTTGACATGGACGAGCGGGGTGAGATATCATTCCAAGTTGTGCTGGGTCATGTGGAGCAAGAACAAGGAGTTTCATGACCTAGGAAACTTGACTTTCTCTCCCATGTGCATGGCGAAAGGATAATTTTATGGCCACTCAAAACCCTTTTATGGATCACGCCGCCCCGATTCTTGCGGGCGAACCAACCATCAATGACCAACAGCGTGCGGATTTACATGATGCATTTTATTCCAAATCTCCTGATGAATTAACTCAACACCTAAGCACCCTTGCTGTCCCTGACGATCTAAAGAGAAAACTATTTGATGCCAAGCAGGCATCGATGCCCGTAGCGCCGCCCGTTGATAAGGTGACTGAGGCCGTGCAGAAAATGGCCAATCTTGATCCAAAAACGATGGATTTGGTTGAGGCTCACCCCAACCTATTAAAAGCATTCACGACCGCCGCCACAACTGAGCCCAAAGCCGCTGCCACGCCCGCAGGCGAGACTTCTGCCGCTCCGAAGCCTGCCACAGCAGGCAAGACGGCGAAGCCCGCCGCAGCCCCCTTAGCGCCGCGCGCGGACGGTCAGCCGCATTTCCCGCCGATCCCTGACCAGCATAAACGGGTGCTCGCGAGTGACGGGGGGGTGCATGATATCCCCGAAGAACGGCTAGGGGACGCCCAAAAAATTGACCCGAATCTGCATGTCCTGAATCCCTAAGCCGCCTATGTCGACCACCCCTACTATCGCCCTCGACGCGCAGGCGCTAGACCCGTCTTTTGACTCGTCGAAACAGCCTGTGAGTCCGAAGGTTATCGTCAGTTCTGAGCCTGTTCAACTAAAACCCAGTACCAATCAGGCGCTGCCGTCTGCCGTTCAACCATTGCCCACCCCGAAAGACCTGCTTAACACGACAGTCGAGGGCGCAAAGGAAGTGGCGCAGGGCACGCGGGACATCGGCCAAGGACCCTCATCTGGCACCAGTATTTCAGACGCCATTCATAACACCATTCAAGGGGCGATGAAAGTCGGAACCATTCCAATGATGTTCGCGGCTGCGGTCGATCCGCTGCTCGCGGCTCGAGGGCTGGCAGAGAGCGCAGGCGGTGAATATGCGGCCAAGAAAGCCGCGACGGCGCTGGGGGCATCACCTGAGACGGCTCAACTCGCCGGAGATATCGCGGCGGTCGGGGTTCCGTCAGCCATCCATATGTTGCCTGAACGCCCCGAAGGTTCGGCGTTTGGTGAAAACCCCGAAGCAGGCTTCGCCAAGATTCCGGGCAGCAAGAAAGTTCGCGATGCAACTCCAAAAACTGCGGAGCCCGCACCTACAGTTGGTAGGCGGGCAGGGGTGGGAGGGGTTTCTCGCACTCTTCCTGAAGAGAGCCCTTTTGCAAATGTGGCCCGAGACCATGCGCCGACAAGTTTAGAAGGCAATACCGCTGATATGGGTTCTGGCGGCAAAGCGTGGTTGAATGCGGATGGAAGTTTTTCTCCGCAGGACGAAGTCCATAAAGATGTGCCAGGAAATCTTTTTAATGGGAATATTCGTATCGGGAACTTGGAGCGTGACGGCAGTGTGCTTTTTCATGCAGAATCTGCGCCTACTGAAGCCCAGCGCGGCGCAATCGGCAAAGATATCGCCAAGCAAGGGGTGATTTACGACTTGACCAACAACAAGGGTGAGCGTATTTCCGGCGAGACCGACAAGCCAGGAGATTTCTGGCGCGCACTGGACAAATTTTATGGTACGGGAACCGAAGCCTTCGCATCAGTAGGCGGCAAGTTTGTAGGGAAATCTCCTGAGCCCGCCGCCGCCGCGCCTGCGTATCATCCCGACCTGCAGAAACTGGGCGACATGTACGG